CAGGTGTTTTTATATACTGTTCATTGGTTCCTTTAATTGAACATGCTTCTGCATAGTTCCTTGCAGTTTCAACAAGTTCCATTTCAGCAAGTTGTGGATTGTTCAACAGTTCTGCTGAATATGCTTCCTGCAATTGAAGAATGTTTTTGGTTTTCTTGGGATAATAAGAACAAAATTTTTCAAAATATATGATTTTTGGTGCATATATATATTCTTTTTCTTTTTCTTCTTCTTTTTCTTTATCTGCCTTGTTAACATTAACTTTACTGTTAGGTTTACTGTTAGGTTTACAAGTTAATGTTTTTTGTTTTTCACGATATTCTGTCATGTAATTGCGCATGTACTTTTTCCGGTTTTCTAACTGATCCAAATCTTGATGCTTTCCCCAATTTGGGATTGTAATAACACCATCAATCAGTTCAATCATTCCAAATTCTTCAAAAGTATTAAGTGCAAGTGATACTGTTGATTCCTTCATTCTGAATATCGTTGAAAGCATTTTTTCAGTGTATGGTATTTTGTCATTCATCATGAAAACACCACTGTTGTTCTGCTTCCCTGCAAGGCACAACAACTTAAACCAAACAACTATAATTGCATTTGCATCCGGCAATGATTCAATCAAAAGGATCTTTTCATCATCAAAAATATCTGTTGTGATTTTTATCCATTTAACTTCAGCCATCTTGCCTGCCTTTCAAATCCATGCCTGCTTCATATTCTCTGTAAATCTGCATCCAATCATCCAAATACATTGTTACAACTGTTTTCTTGCCATTGATTCTGTGGAACACTGCCGGCAAATCATCATTCTTGGTATCACGTTTTGCCTGTTCAATCCAATCATATGAAAAACCGGTGCTTGAATAATGTTTTGCTTCAATATGGATCATTGGAAGGCCAACAACATCTGATGCATCACCTGTGTTGCCACAATACTGTGCAGTTCTGCGTGTTTCATATCCGTATTCACGCAAATCCTTGGCAAGTTCTAATTCATATCTTTTGCCTTTTGCCCTACTATTCATTTGCCACATAACCCATAACTGCCTTAAATGCTTCATAACGTGCATCTGTAACAGTTTCCTTTGCTCTTAATTCCGGAATTGTTTCTTGAATCATCTGCCTGCATCTTCTGATGGTTTCAGTTTTAGGAAGGCCAAGATCATTCAGATTATTGAAAACATACAGAAAACCCATATATGCAATTTCCGGATTTGCCTTTTTGCATACTTCCATATACAATGCTGTATCTGAATTGCGTGTATATGGTTCTGCTTCAAGAACATCTTTCACAAGTTCATGCCAACATTTAATGTTTTTCATGCCTGCTGCCCCTTTCTGCTTTACTGAAATGGCAGTTCTTCATCAATTCCTTCCGGAATATTAGAAAAACCATTTTCATCTGTTGATGCGTTTGAATTATTGCTTGCCTGTGCATTTGATTTGCTTTCAACAAAATCCTGTTCTTCTGCAACAATATCTGTTGTGTATATTGTTTTTCCATCAGCATCTTTGTATGAACCTGTTTGGATGCGACCAACAACAGCAATCTTCATTCCTTTACTGAAATACTTTTCAATAAATTCACCCTGCTTGCCAAACGCAACAATTCTGATAAAATCGGCATCCGGTTCATTATCACGTTTGAATCTTCTATTAACAGCAATCGTATATCTTGCAATGCAAGTGCTGTTTTCATTCTGTGAATATCTAACATCCGGATCTGCCACAAATCTTCCAATAAGTACAACCTTATTCATTCAACAAACCTTTCTAATTCCCAAACAATGCCATCTGTACAGCATTCACAACTTCACTTTCAACAACTTCAACTGCTTCTGTTTCTGCAACCGGTTCTGCTTCAACCTGTGGTTCTTCAACATCAACATAATTCTTTGTGCCATCTTCATTTATAACTGCCATATCAGCATCCATTGCAGATGCCATTTCAATTGACATGATGCCCCACTTTGAAATCAATTGGCGCAACATGGTTTTGTATGCCATGCCATCAAAATCCTTTTCCCAAAATGTGTATCCCTTCTTGGCCTTGTATCCGGCAGAATACTTTAATGCATGTGCTTCCATCTTGGTTTTTGACCAATAAATTGCCTTTTTGAATCCATTGGTGTATTCAAACATTGCATAATAACCAATTGTTTTTGCCTGTTCACGTTCTTCTTCATCTTCAATCAGATTTACTTCAATTTCTTCATTCAAAGGATCAAATCTAATCAGTTCACATTCTTTGATTGCAAGAACATTCAGTTTCTTATACTGTCCGGATCTGATTGCTAACTGAATATAGCCTTTATAACCCAACTGAAACTGTGCAACCTTTCCCTTGTTCTTATCATTGAAGGGAACCATGTAATACTGCCCCAACTGTGGTGAAGGTGAAAGATTAAGTGAATGCCCAAGCAATGCAGCACTTAAAATTGATGAATTATTGCATTCCTGCAATGCCGGATTGTTGTTTACTGCTGAAACAACTGATGCAATGAATTTTGTGCCATCCTTGCCACCAATTACTGAATTTATCTGATTTTTAACAGCATCATTATTCAAGTATGCTGTGATTCCTGTGTTCTGCTTCTTTGCAGCCAAACTATTATTAACAGCCATGTTTTATTTCCTTTCATTCCAATTGGTTCCATACAAATCAATGATTATTTTAAAATCTGTAAGATCATGTTCATTGCAGGAATATATTTCTTTGCCATCTTCCCTTTTGAATATGCCCACATGCAGCAATTCATGAAACATAAGTGCTTCCATTTGCGTTTCATCAAATTCACGCACATTTGGTTCAAAAACAGTAATTGTGAAATCAGCAGGAACAGACCATTTGTATTTATCTGCCACCTTTTCACACTGCCCACAAACAAACATGTTGCCTTGCTTTTTTCTTGAATTGCTTCCAAGATATGCAATTGAAACATTTGAATTTTTGATATATGCCAATTCCGGCCTTTCATGAATCAATCTGTTTGCAATTTCTGCATATTCATCATTTAAATATCTTTTATCTGCCACTTAATCACCTTCCTGTTCCGGAAACATCAATGCCAAACTTTCAATATTTTCGGTTCTGAACACTGAATATATGTGTTCTTTTTCAAAACCAATTACATGCATTCTATGCATCAACCTTGATGTTATGGCCTTGTATTCTTCAAGCAAATCATCAACATCACCGGATGTTTCAAATTCACCATAATTCAAATCAATATGGATCATACGCATAAACCCTTTCAAATTGCCTTGAAATCAATGTTTCTGCTTTTGAAGAAATCACGCAATGCAAGTGCATCTGCTATTGTTAAATAAGCACTGAAATTGATTTCTATAAATGGAAGATCTTCTTTCTGATTTTCAATGGCCTGTTCAACAATATCTGCCTTCTTTGCTTCTTCAGGTGCTTTTTCTGCCTGTTGCTGCGCTTTCCTTACTTCTGCTTCTGCCTTGGCCTTCTGCATATCTGCCATGCGCTTTGCTTCTTGGATTGCCCTGCCCATATCAAGTGTTTGTTTATACAATTCAACTGCTTCAAAAGAAAATTCCGGCAATGCTGCAAGTGATTCAATATTTGCTGATGCATTTTCAAAGATCCCTGTTATTTCATCTTTGATTGATTTGATTGAAACCTTATTACCCCCATTAACCAATATTGTTAATGCAATTTTACCGGTTATAACAAGTTTGTTGACAATGCTATTACCCCCAATAGTGCAAATTGTAGAAATGATTTTGCCTTTGCTGATTAACTTGCTTGAACCAATTTTGCCATTGCTTGAACCAATTTTACAATTGTTACAACCAATTATTGATGTTCTTTTGATTTTGCTTGAACCTTTGGTGCAATTGTTGAATTTAATTTTACCGCCATTGATTTCAGTAATTACTGCGATTGTGAACACAATTGTTTCTATTCTTCAACCTTGTCTTGAAGGCATTAAAGATGTTATTGGTGGTGTTGTTAATTTCGTCAAGGGTGCTTGGGAAAAAATCACCAATTTTGGTGAAACCTTAAAAGGTGGATGGCAAACTGTAAAAGAAAAAGCCGGTGATTTGAAAGATGGTGTTGTTGAAAAGTTTTCTGCATTAAAAGACAAGGCAGGTGAACTTTGGGGGAAAATTAAAGATACTGTTTCAGAAAAATTTTCTGCATTAAAGGATAAAGCAGTTGAAATTGGTGGAAATATCAAAGACAATGTTTCAGAAAAATTTAATGCAGTAAAAGAAACAATGTCAAATGTGATGCAATCTGCAAAAGATGTTGTTTCTGAAAAATTATCAAATATGAAACAAGCATTTGAAGAAAACGGTGGTGGTATAAAAG